ATGAAAAAGATGAAAAAATTTCAAGACGGTGGAACTGCGGATGAAAATTTTACGCCTGAGCAATTAAAGTTCTTAGGTGGTGCAGACCGTACAGACCCATACATTTTGGCTCGTATGCGTAAAGCTGCTCCTGATGCGCCAAAAGCTGCTAAGGTAGATACTAAAGCGGATACCGGTGAACTACGTGATGAGACTGGCGCTACTTCTAAGATCCGTCGCAATACCGAGACTGGTGACCTATACAGCACAGAAGCCCCTACACCAAAGGCTGAAACAAAACCTGCTGCAAAGGCTGAAACAAAATCTGCTCCAAAGGCTGAAACAAAACCTGCTGCAAAGGCAGAGGCAAAATCTGAAATGGGTCCAACCAAAAGAACTACTGTTCAAGATTTTAGAGAGTCTCTTAAAAAAGCTCCAGAGATGCCCGGATCGTACAAAAAAGAAAGCACAGAAAAGCCAAAGACTAAAATAGAACCAGGTACATTTAGTTTTGGTAAAATTGCCAAAAATCTACGTGAGAAAGCCGGCATTACTTCCTATAAAAAAGGCGGCTCAGTTAAGTCTTCAGCTTCTTCTCGTGCTGATGGCTGCGCTGTCCGTGGTAAGACAAAAGGCCGGATGGTATAACTATGCCAAACTACAGACAACCTACTGAAAAAGAAGCGAAAAAGCTTGAAGGCGCTCGCAAGAAAACAGTAGAAGGCATCGAAGCCGAGAAAGATATGTTTTCAAGGCTTATGCCGACTATGGCAAAAGACGCTCGGGATCAGATCCGAGCTGGAAAAGCTATGCGGGAGTCTGTACCTGCTGCCGCTCGTGAGGGCGAGGCTTATAATCAAGCTGGCTTTAATAAAGGCGGACTTAATAAAGTTAACCCCACCCCTTCCATCCCAGCAACACCTGCTAAGCAGAACCCTAACGCAGTAGATAAAGATTCTAAAAAACCTGGCGCCAAAGGCTTTCAAGCAGTTCTTGATAAACATACAGGTGGTAGCAAAAGGGGCGACGATGCACCTGATAATCTTAGAACTGGTGGGAAAGTATCCTCAGCATCTAAACGGGCCGACGGTATTGCCATTAGAGGAAAGACACGCATATGAGATCTAGCCGTGGAATGGGGGACATTAACCCATCTAAGATGCCTGGAAAGAAAACGATCAAGCGTAAGGACAATCCAGAAGATGTGGAAATGTTTGCGGGTGGTGGACTTTATGCCAATATCGCTGCAAAGAAAAAACGTATAGCTTCTGGGTCAGGCGAGAAGATGCGTAGTGCTGGCGCTAAAGGTGCTCCTAAGAAGAGTGACTTTGCCAGTGCTGCTAAAACAGCTTCATACGCCAAAGGTGGTAAGGTTGGTAAGGGTGGCAAAGCCGGAGCTGGTTCGGCAATAGCAAAAAAACTTTTACAAAAACCTGGTTCTTTAACTGCGGCGGATATGTATGCAGAAGGCGGCAAAACTTCTAGTGTTAATAAAGCTGGTAACTATACGAAACCTGGTATGCGCAAATCTTTATTTAACAGTATTAAAGCATCGGCTACTCATGGTACGGCGGCGGGTCAATGGTCTGCTAGGAAGGCACAACTCTTAGCTAAACGCTATAAAGAAAAAGGCGGGGGCTATAAGTGAAATGGTCAGACAAACGCAAAAAGTCAATCAACTGCGACAGCCCAAAGGGGTTCTCGGAGAAAGCCCATTGCGCCAGCAAAAAGAAGAAAATGGCAGGGGGTGGTTTAGCCGCATCACAACGTTCCTTAAAAGCTTGGGGCGACCAAGAGTGGACAACCAAGTCAGGGAAGAAGTCATCCGAGACGGGGGAACGATACCTGCCCAAGAAAGCAATACAAGCGTTAAGCCCAAGCGAGTACGCAGCAACAACACGAGCAAAACGGCAAGGAAAAGCACAGGGACAACAGTTCGTGCCACAGCCAAAAAAGGTAAAAGCAAAAGTAAAACCATATCGAAAGGTGTAAATAGTGGCTGATACAAAAGACTTTATTCAACTACAAGTAGAGGCGTCTGAGCGTTTATATCAAATGATGCTTGATGACCATAAAGAACGAATTAAAGATATGTCGATGTGGGCTGAAACTAGTGTAAGTCTTATGAAAAAACTAGACGAACGAGACGAACTGATAGAAAAGCTTCACAGAGAAATTGAAGTGCTTAAGAATAAATAACTATGGCAAATACAACCGGCCTTACTACATTTAATTTAGATCTTAACGATCTAATAGAGGAAGCATACGAGCGCTCTGGGTTACAGTTGCGTTCTGGCTATGACTTTCGTACGGCCCGCCGGTCTTTAAACTTGCTTACTATTGAGTGGGCAAACCGTGGTATTAACTTATGGACTATTGAAGAAGGCGTAATTCCAATGGTTACAGGGCAGGCAGTATATCCCATACCAGAAGACACAATCGACCTTTTAGACCACGTCATTCGCCAAAACAACGGCACTGCTAGCACACAGTCAGATATTAATATTTCCCGTATCTCTGAGTCTACTTACTCAACCATACCTAATAAGCTAGCAAACGGCCGACCAATTCAAGTTTGGATTAACCGCCAGACTGCAAACACAAACTCAGCGGCGTCTACAACGGTAGCGGTAAGCGGAAACACACCAAGCGTATCTACTACAGACACTACAATTTACGTAGGATCTACAGCAAACTTACCTTCAACTGGGTTTGTTTTAATTGATTCGGAAACTATCGGGTATACCAACGTAACCGACAACCAACTAATAAACTGCGTAAGAGGACAAAACGGAACTACCGCAGCTACCCACGCCACTGGTGCTTCTGTAAAAATACAAAACTTACCATGTATTAATGTTTGGCCTGCCCCTAATGCTGGTGGAGACTATACGTTTGTTTACTGGCGCATGCGCCGCATGCAAGATGCTGGAAACGGTGTAAACATTCAAGACATCCCATTCCGCTTTATTCCCTGTATGGTGGCTGGATTGGCATACTATATTGCAATGAAGAAACCAGAAGTAACGCCAGACAGAGTTCTAGGTCTTAAAGCCGACTACGAACAACAATGGCTATTAGCTTCTCAAGAAGATAGAGAAAAGGCTTCTGATAGGTTTGTACCCCGTCAGTTGTTTTATTAATGCCATCTAAATATGCATCTGGCAAGAATTCGATTGCGGAGTGTGACCGATGTGGTCAGAGGTATAAACTTAAGGAATTACAGAAACAAGTAGTTAAGACCAAGCTTTATAATATTAAGGTGTGTCCTAGCTGTTGGGACCCAGATCAGCCACAGTTATCGCTGGGTTTATATCCAGTTAATGACCCGCAGGCAGTTCGGGAACCAAGACCTGACGTTAGTTATCTGGTCTCAGGGACAGATGTTTTAGGGAATGTGTCTGGCGGTAGTAGGGTATTTCAGTGGGGGTGGGCACCAGTGGGCGGGGCAAGCGGGTTTGATACCGTTTTAACCCCAAACTATTTGGTGGCAATAGGGCAACTTGGTACAATAACAGTATCAACAACTTAGGAGTTTAAAATGGGTTATACATCAACAGCAGACGGAGTAGCCAAAAAAGGTAAGACCGAAGGTACAAATTTAGGCGATAGTGGTCCTACAGTCTTGGGCATGAAGGCAAAGCCAAAGATGGGTGGCAAAAGCCAAATGGACATGAAGAAAATGGGGCGTAATTTAGCCAAAGTCAAGAACCAAGGCATGATGCGTAAAAGCGCAGGGAGAGGTCGATAATGGCTAACTATTCAAAGAAAGTAATGGGCAAAGAAGTTGGAGACGCTAAAGTCTATGCTCCTCCCCATACCATGAAAGGCAAGGCTATTTCTGCCAAGGGATTGACTTCTAAAGGTACGACTGGTGCAGAACAAATGGCTAATATGAATATCTCGGTTGACGGGATTAGTAAAGGTAATGGCAAGCCCGTAAATCAGTACGGCAAGATTGAGATGCGTGGTGCTGGTGCGGCTACTAAAGGCCGTATGTCTAGTGGAAAAATGGGTTAAAGGTATACTTTAATGAACTATGTTCAACTTTACCAAGCAATACAAGATTATGTTGAAACTACTGAACAACTGTTCGTGGACAACATCTCTACGTTTGTTCGGCAAGCTGAACAACGCATTTACAACACCGTTCAGTTACCCCCACTGCGTAAGAACGTAACAGGTACATTAACAGCCAGCAACAAGTATCTTTCTGCACCGCTTGACTACTTATCTACGTTTTCAATGGCAATAATTAAAGCCGACGGAAGCTACGACTATTTACTTAACAAAGACGTTAACTTTATCCGTGAATCATACCCACAGCCTACAGATACAGGGTTGCCTAAGTACTATGCTTTGTTTGGATCACAATACACACTTACGAACGAATTGTCTTTTATTCTTGGACCAACACCAGATAGTAGTTATAACGTAGAACTACACTATTTTTACTACCCTATATCTATTGTGCAAGGAGCTGTAACCTCTGGCACGATTACGCCAGGGTCTGGCTATATCAACAACTTGTACAGTAACGTGCCTATTACGGGTGGTTCTGGGTCGGGTGCTACGGCTAACATTACGGTGGCTGGCAACGTAGTTACAAACGTTCGCTTTAACAACCTAGGTAACTTTTACGTGGTTGGTGACGTAGTTTCTGCCGCTACAGCGAACCTTGGCGGTACAGGATCAGGCTTTCAGTTCACTATTACTGCAGTTGATAACACCCTTGGCACAAGCTGGGTTGGTGATAACTATGACCCATGTTTACTTTATGGTGCAATGCGGGAAGCTGTTATTTTCCAAAAGGGTGAGCAAGACATGGTCACTTATTACGAAAAACAGTTCCAAAATGCTATGGAGCAATTGAATCGCCTCGGCACAGGACTTGAAAGAGGTGACGCTTACAGGGACGGTCAGGCTCGTATACCGGTTAATCCATAATGGCTATCCAGCAAGGTCAGTGCACTATATTCAAAAAGAACTGCTTAAGCGGTTTAGAGAACTTTGCTGCTGGCACACCGTATACATATAAGATTGCGCTTTATACGGCACTTGCTGATTTATCCTACGAAACCTTAATTTATACGACAACCAATGAAATATCAGGCACAGGCTATACACCAGGGGGTAATACGCTGACTCGAATCGTTCCAGCCACTGATGAGCAGGTAGCTTACATATCGTTTCAAAACA